TTCAGTCCGTATAACGGGTTATGGACTTTTAAGCGAAGCTTAAAAGTCTTCAGTCCGTATAACGGGTTATGGACTTTTAAGCGAAGCTTAAAAGTCTTCGGACAATGAAAACCCACTCTTAGTTGAATCCTGACCCACAGAAGCCAATGCATAATTAGTCACCCGTTTCTCAAAGAAGTTGTCCTTGCCCTCTAGTGAAATCTTCTCCATCCACGGAAAAGGATTAGCCGTGTCCCACAGTTTAGGATAGCCCATAGTTACCAGAAGCCGATCCGCTACAAACTCAATGTATTCTGCCATACGTGGTGCCGACATTCCAATTAGTGAACAGGGCAGAGCCTCAGTAATAAACTCTTTTTCAATCTTCACAGCCTCTCGAATTAGCTTATGTGCCTTTGTCTTTGGTAGCTTATGCTTGCACTTGGAATAAAGAAGACATGCAAAATCCGTGTGAAGACCCTCATCACGGGCAATAAACTCATTAGAAGCTGTTAGACCCGGCAAGATTCCGCGCTGTTTAATCCAGAAGATTGAACAAAATGCCCCACTGAAGAAAATACCCTCTACTGCTGCAAATGCCATTAGACGCGTAGCAAAGTCGGCTTCATCGGAAGACATCCATTGAAGAGCCCATTCAGCCTTTTTCTGAATACACGGAACCGTCTGAATAGACCGAAGAATATCCGTCTTCTCGGCCCGCTCCTCGATATAGGTGTCAATAAGCAATGAGTAGCTCTCAGAATGAACCGTCTCCATCATCATCTGAACACCATAGAAGAACTTTGCCTCCGGAATCTGAATTTCTGTCATGAATCGCTGTGCCAAATTTTCCATTACGATACCATCTGAACCGGCAAAGAATCCTAGAACGCGTTTAAGAAAATGCTGTTCACCGGCAGATAACTTTACCCAGTCTTTCATGTCTTTGGACAAGTCAAGCTCTTCGGGTCTCCAGAATACAGATACATGGTCCTTGTACATTTTCCAGATATCTGCGTGTTGTATGGGAAATATGACGAAGCGATTAGGATTGGATTGAAGAAGAGGCTCCTCTGCCTCCCGCTTCTTCCGTTTGGCTATAGCTACCTCATGAATCTGTACAGAATCATGTTGGTTTACTACGGCCTCGTTAGGAGAAATAGTTGCCGTTTCTGCCATTCGATACTTGAGTCGGGGATTTTCTGCCATCTGTTTGCCACATTTATGCCAAACTTGTTGGTCAAATTTTATGTTTCTTATAGTAGATATGTCGCAATTAGTTAATATACTAAGAACAAAAGGATATTCTAACAATACGAATACGCCAACGCGAAAAATAGAAAAAACAATTGATGAATTGAATGCTCTGTTAAACAAAACGGATAATTCTGATTTTGACCTAAAAAACGCAATTTTAACTCAGTTAATAGATAAAACAGGTATGCTTAATTCTACTTATTGGTCGAATAAGAAATCAGAATATGAAAAACAACAAACGGAGTTAAATAAATTAGAATTTTTATTACTTACAGATGGTTCTACGGAACAATTACGGCGACTAGGTCCGATTATTGACAGATTACCTGATTTTAAAGATGCACAGAACTTTAAGAATAAATATTTAGGTAACATCCAGGAAGATCCTAGTGGGCCTAGAAGATCTAGCTCTGTAGCAAGTGATCCTGGCAATTTTAGTACAAGTATTTCTAATGCAGAACAAGCTAGATGGAATGCATTAAATAGTGCGGTTAGTCTTGGTGGACCCAAAGGACCAAGAAATTACAGAGGTGGAAGTAGAAAAAATAAAAGAAGACCAAAAAACTTGATGCGTAAAACACGGTCAAAAAAACATTAATGGCACTAGAAGCGGTTAAACAAGGAAAAAATATCTTTCTTACAGGTGCAGGTGGTACAGGCAAATCCTATACAATCAAGACTATTGTAGACTGGGCCCGTGATGCGGGTATAGTTGTAGCCGTTACCGCAATGACAGGATGTGCAGCTCTTCTTATCCAAGCCAGAACTCTCCATAGCTGGGCATCTATTGGTCTAGGTGAAGAATCTCCCAGTATTCTTGCATCAAAAATTTTAAAGAATAAAAATCCAAAAGCCCGTATAGACTGGCAAGAAACCAAGATTCTTATTATTGATGAGATATCTATGATGAGTCCAGAACTCTTGGAAAAATTAAATCTAGTAGCACAGCGATTACGCGGTCCTAAACGATTCGGCGGTATCCAACTCGTCTTAGTAGGAGACTTCTGTCAACTTCCTCCTGTAAATTCAGCGTTTGCATTTGAATCATCTATCTGGTCAACACTTATTGATGAAACCCACACTCTGACTCAGATTGTTAGACAGTCTGACCCGATGTTTCAACAGATTCTAACAGAGGCCCGTCTCGGTTCTCTAACACCTGAATCAATCAAGATTCTAGAATCACGACGACTTGATTGGTCCGCACTTGAAATCAAACCGACACTTATCTATAGTCGGAATTCAGATGTTGATAAGATTAATAAGGCTAACATGGATACTTTGAATGGAGAATCCAGAGTCTTTGAAGCTGTGAATGCATCAAAAAAAGGTACACAGATTACTCAAGAGGCCATAGATAAACTAGATAAATCGGCACCATATGAACCTATGTTAGAACTCAAAGTCGGTGCACAGGTTATGTTAATCCGCAATCTGACTTCTGAACTTGTCAATGGTTCACGAGGAATTGTATCCGGATATACTGATGCAGGTCTACCAATCGTTAAATTTAAGAATGGGTTTCCGACTCCTATTGAACGCGCCACTTGGTTTCTTCCAGAAGGAGTTGGTCGGTCTCAGATTCCACTAAGAATCGCATATGCAATAACGGTTCACAAGAGTCAGGGAATGTCTCTTGATTCGGCTCTTATTGATATTGGATCATCGGTCTTTGAATATGGCCAGGCCTATGTTGCTCTTTCTCGAGTCCGTTCACTGGAAGGTCTATATATTCATAGACTCCAGTCAACGGCTGTAGTGTGTCATCCAAAAGTTAAAGCATTTTATTCTTAAAAACGATTCCTGCGAGTTCTACGGAATCCACCTTGGAAGTTGGCACCTTTGCCTTCTTCATTTAGTACTTGTTGTACATATCCATCAATCTTTTGTAGGTATGCATTGCGATTAAATACATTAGGAGTAGATACAGGAGTAGACACAGGAGTAGAAACAGGAGTAGAAACAGCATTTGGAATAGGCGTACCCAGGCCCTCTAATTTATTTGCTAATTCTTCATCATTTTCTCTAAGTTCATCCTTTATTCTGTTGTAGTTACTCCGAGACATAGATGCAACCTTTTGTCTAAGTGCTGCAGCCACTACGGGCGTCCCCATCTTCTTCAATGCTCTACTAAAACTAGGATAGTCTACTAATTTTTTGACTTCAGCATTGAGATTAGCAGGAGAAAAATGTTTGTGTGCATTTCTAAGTGCATTCAGTTCAGCCTTGCGGGCCTCAGCCGCCGCCGCAGCCTCTGCATTGGCTACGGCCTTGGCTTCCGCATTTCGTTGTATGGCGGCTATCCTGTTTAATTTTTCTTGAGCCTGTTGAGGAGTAAGCTCATAGCGTCTTACCGCTGCTGCTTTTGCAGCAGCTAGACTTGCGTTTGCCCTGTTCTTTGCTTCTTTCTGCCAGCCACCTCCATGTTGTCTTCTTGTTCTGCGAACCATATATTAAACGCGTAGATTATTTCCGGGACGTTCTTCTTGTTTTTCTTATTCTTCTTGTTTTCCTACGTTTTCCGCCTCGAGAATGAACCGTCCAAGAAACAGGTTTTTGTTGTGTAGCCCAATATCTTGCTAGTTGAGGGTCAGATGTTTCAACATACGTTTCAGAAGCAGGGTGAAAATATCCAGCTACAGGCATAGGAGCACGAGCAGGTACAGGTGCAGGTGCCGGTACCGGTGCCGGTGTAGGAATAGGATTTCTTTTTTTGAGTTGTGCAAGGAATTCATTTCCAGCATTTAACTGAGCTCCATATCTAGCAGCCAAGTTTGCCATTTACACTGGACAAAGATTATATATACTAATTAAGGATGCAATGTCCGCCAGGATTAATTTTAAATAAACGAACTCGTAGATGCGTTCTACCAACCGGTAACGTGGGCCGAAGATTATATGCGGAAGGCGATGTTAGAAACGCGGAGGTTCAAGAAGCTATGGCTTACAGTCCTTATAGAGCTTTTTACAGGGCTCCTAAACCAGTTCCACCCCCTTTTTACCAGGCTCCAAAACCTTTTTACCAGGCCCCTAAACCTTTTTACCAGGCTCCAAAACAAGCTCCTATTGAAACATGTAAACCCGGATATGTAATTAATAGAACGACTAGAAGATGTATTAAAATAGGTGGAGAAACATATAAGAAACTTTATCCTGAAGTCAGAAATCTAGACTCTATGTCAGATACAGATAGATTAGTTGAAGGTCTTTCCGGGCCTGTACCAATGGAAGATCGTAATTCAATCATGACTTGGCTTAGTAAGAATTGTAAGTATACCATAGATCCTCTGACTGGAAAAAACCTAATAACATATAATCTTCCTGAACTACAAAATCTAGTTCGACTTCATGACGGTTCATGCACTCTTGCCCCTAGATTAAATGACCGTATAGTAGCCGAACACAAAGAAAATAAGATTGCCACTCTTCCATCAGGAGCACATCTAACTCTTGGTGATTTCAAGGCATTAAAACAAGTAATGTTGCGTACAGTTCCTGGATATACAATTCCGGCTAGACGCCATATTCCACCACCACCTTCCTGGAAGTTATACATTGAATCCGATAATCGTAGTGGCCCCGAATATATAACTATCTTGTATTACGATATTACCAAGTCACGGATGACGGCTACGGGAAAAGAATATCCCCTGGAAGGAATTCGAGTGGATATGGGCTTTTTACCAATCCAGAGCCCTTTGATCCTCCTGGACTTGCTTAAACGATTGGCAAAAGAAAATAAACTTCTGAAACCGGTGGCTGGAGGATGGGAGCCACTACATGGATTTCCGTATACAAAAGCCGATTGGTTCAAAGATAAAGATGTAAAGCTCCTGAAATTATTCAGATTATTAAGCCAATAAAATTTTGTTTACCCTGAGTATAAATGTCTTCGGTTATGTCTAGTTTTCGGCAGAAGCCTTCCTCTGGTAAGTATTTTATTGTAACTGCTGATGCAACACCTGATGTAAGTGGTGCATTTGTGATGACGTCTACTACTAAGCCTAGCACGGTGTTTTACAATGATAGCCGGGCCTCTAACACGTCTGCTTCTGAGTTACCTCAAGTAGATTCTACTACGGGTCTTTCTCCCACGATTGTTCCTCAGACTCCTGGTACCCCTGGTGCAATCTACCGTGACCTAGGTTCTGAGATTCACGTATACAGTGGTGAGGGCTTAACTGGGCAAGCTGCACTTATAACGTCTCCTTATCTCAAGCTTTCTACCTGGAGGGCCGCTGCTTTAGTTACTGGAGCAGACGCAGCCAAGGCTGAGGGTGCTCCTGGTCTAACGGCACCTGTAGTATGGCTGAAGGTTTGGTCTGCATCTGGTCAGGGTCTAGGCGTAACCCGCATTTAAATTTGACATTGAGCTTTTTACCGCTAATCATTAGCGGTTAAACGTAAGAACGTTTACCATGCTTACACGTAATCTCTATGAACTCGATGAAGTCGTTGCTGCTCTTCAGCTATGCCTTCGCACCGTAAATCAACAGGCCTATTTCTGGGCATGGGAACTCTATATTTCCGAAGAGAATCTTCGCGTTCTCCAAGAATCGTGGTTGGCCCACGGAGCTCCGCATGATCCCAAGATATTCAAAAACCTAATTCTGACTCCTGACACGGTTATCACCACATGTTCCAGAGTCTTGGCTGCAATAGCCAAAAAAAACAAACTCGTCCCACCTGAGATTCTTCCCATGACGCAAAAAACAGGCCGAAAGGCCCGTTTGTATGCAATACCTGTTGAGGCTCTGCATGCCAAGACAACACGGGGCTCCATGATGTACAAGTATACTAACATTCAGGATCTGCGGGAACCTATCTTGCTCTTGCCAACTGCATGTGCATTCTGGAGACGTGTTACTGCAGAGGCTGGGTTCAAGGTTGACGGAGACACGGTTGAAGTTCCTGATGACGAGGCGTACGAGGCCTTTTACGACAAGTATTTTCCTGATGACATTCCGGATGAATGGTCTCTTGCAGACCAGCACAAGAGTCATGGGCGAGGACTTATTAACCTACCTCCTTCAGGTGGTCCCCTTCCTTCAGGTGGTCCCTAAAAGCTCCCGCATGTCAGGTTCAAGTTGCAAGAGGTCAGCTATCTCACTCTTTGTCTTGGTCAAGAACTCTTCAACAGACCATAGTCCAGACATACCAGTGAGAATTTGAATTGCCTGGTTATGGTTCACTTCTAGACCACGTAAATAGAAGACTAGAGTCTGTTCTACTGAGGTACGATGCGCCCGCACAAACTCTTCCTCCAACTCTTCTGAATACACGGTAGAGAGATCGAGCTTGTCAAAGGTGCCGTCTTCCAGAGAAGTTCGTAGAATGGTCCAGTACTTGTAGGGATAACTAAGTGTGCCAATGTAGTCCCAGACAATTTTTGCATTCTCAGGCAGAGTGTCAGGATACTCTTGAATCTTTTTGGTTATAATCTCATGGAGACGGCGGAGCTCAAGGCCGAGCTCATCGACGGACATGTTATACGCCACAAGCCTTGCTCCCTCAACGTACAGGTCATCTAACCGGAATGAACTCTCGTATGTTTTTAGCCAAGTTAGCATATTCATTATGTTCTTTGTAGTCTTGTCTTCAAGACCCGTATAGAGCTCCACAGGGCCTACACCGTCAACTTTTCACCAAAAAGTTGAAGGCCTAAGCCCAACCCTGTATAACTAGGGTTAGATGACTGACTCAGGATGGTCTGCATTTGCGAGCAAGAAAACGAATCATGGTTCCAATGCATTTCAGGAGAGGGAGGCTACAGTTGCTGCATTTGCGGCAAAAAAGGAGCGCAACAGATACGACGAGGCCGTCAACATTAGTTCAGAGTCGGCCTATCCGTCTCTGGGTTCAGCAACAACCAAACCAATTCTGACTCTCAATTACAAGGCGGCGGCGTTGACAAAACCGGCAATAAATCCGGAGCCGGAACCCAAGCCTAAGCCAACACCCATGGCTCCAAAGGCCAAAAAGGCAAAGGCAAAGGCACCGTCAATAAATAAACAGTGTTCTGTTTACGAAGCTACGTACGAGTACTCAGAGGAAGAGGGAGAAGAGGGGGAAGAGGAAGAGGGAGAGAGGGAAGAGGAGTACAATGCCGACACAATAGCTACCACGCGCCGTGGAGACAAGGGGCTATGGTAACCTGCTAAGGTAACCTACTAATCCATGTACCGTACCCTAGCCAGCCCATCTTTTATATCCAAAATATTCCACGCATCTCCCATCAAAGAAGCCAAAGTTAACTTAGACCCCAGTTGTGGATCTGGCAAAATATTATTCAACGTCAACGACAAAACCGCTTTTTGTGTTCTAGCCAGATTTATTGCTCCCGCCGGTTCATCAACCTCTAAGTATGAACCAAAAACAATGAAATACAATTTCCTAGTAATGTCCCGTTTCATCTGCAAATTCTGTGTTAGTTCCTGAAAGGTTGATGTGGCCCATGAACTAATTCTTTCTTGATTATTTATTGTAACTGACATAGAATTAACATACTGTATATTCTCAGGTAATATAGGACCATAAAGTGGCGGAGACAAATCTCTATACTTATTTTGACGAGTACGAGCATACGATGTTAGACCAAGAAAGAGTCGTTGAAATAATCCTTGAAGTTCTATCCGTATATTTTTGGTAGTAGTCTGACCCGGATTCGTTGGCCACATTGTATTATCTAACACAAAATCTTGACGACACTGTTGTTTAAATAGAATAGCATGAGAATCCGATTTTAATTGTGCTCTGCTTTCTTCATTTACATGGATTATCTCAAATCGGCCTCTAATTTGTGGATTGCCGACCTGATACTTTGTGAATGTTGTTTCAGGTTGTAGAACACCATTAATATATATTGATTCGCCCCACGGTGTAGGACAAATTTCGGGATTTCCATTACTATCTGCCGAACTTTCAACCATGAGGTCTTTTGTATTTAGAAAAACACGCAGAATAAGACGTTGGGCTTTTAGTGCTGCAATAGGTAAGGGGCCAACAATGGGAACTATAAAAGTAAGTTCGGGAGGAGTTGCATTCCGTTGAATATTACTGTCAGAACCGTCATGTGTCCCTGTAGAATAATTTAAAAGAGGTGCTTTGAGATGTGTAGTATCTGACAGAGGTTGCCAGTCATTATAATCACCGAAACCTTCTTGAATCTGTATAGAATCCATCATAAGAACCCATCGTGTAATTAAGAAATTAGCTATACCATTTGTCCATCCATAATACAGCCGATTAGGGCCAATACGAATGTCAGGAGTATAAGACCCAGTTTTATCTAGATGAATATTGGAATTTAGGGTAGCAATTCTATCAGGAAGCCATGTAGGCATCTTAATACGGATTTCAGCGGATTGTAGTATGTCTCCGTATCTAGGAATCTCGATATCTACAAAGTGCCCAAAAATAGCAGGATTCTCGGTCTCTTGATACAATGTTTCAAATGTAGACGGATGGCGTTGGACATAAGGAGTACCAAAAAAAGACTTGTTTGCATCTTGAATAAAATATGCATCCTTTTTTCCACGACTTACCAACTCCATAAAAGCTCCTTCACTCATCCCTACCAATCCCACATGTTATCACTTGGAGATTCTTCCTCGGTCATCAGTAGACATTTTACGTTGACCAAGTGCACCAAGTTGTCTTTGTCAAGACCTAGGCAGTAGCGTATGTCGAGTTTGGGGATTCCCTTGATATGGACAAAACCGCTACCTGTAATTTGCCAACACGAGCTAACATTCAGGTCCTGTGTGTGTTTCAAGTACTGGAATATTCCATCTGTAAGATTTTGGCAGTTGGACACATTTAGAGTGTGGATTCCTCGCTCAGAAAAAGGTACCAATGCATTGTCAGAAATTGACTGGTCACTGACGTTGAGCTCTTTGAGACCAACAAAGTAGGCCAAATCACTGTCTAGCACAGGAGTTTTGCGTGGAAAATAGTCTGCCCAGCAAGATGCAATGGTGGCATTGGGAAAACATGTCCTCCAGGATTGTATCTTGCCACGAATAGGCTGGCAAGTAGTCCAGGGATGGTCTGCTACTGCTTTCTTAAACTGTGAAGATACTCGTCTAAGAAAACGGGCCTCCCACGTGTCAAAGAAAGGCATAAGATGCCGTAAAACAGAATCCATTTACGTCTTCGTAAAAGGAGTATGTATTACCGTGGCTACAATAGGTATTCAACTTTTTTTACTTCTACGCCTTAAATAGTCTTGCTCTAATCAGATTTTCAGTAGATTTATGTCTCGTGTTTTTAGGAAGTTCTGTCGAATATGCCATAATTAATTCTCTTAATTGTTCTGAAGTATATGGTTTAAGATATCCACTAATAAATGTTCTATTATCTGCAACCCAGTGCATAAATGCATTTATTACTCTAGACTCATCGGAAGAATAATTATTAGATATGTTTAATGGTGTCTTATCTCCACACATAGGACTAATATCTAGATCAGCACCCAAAGATAACAGAACTATTACCATAGGTAGATTAGCATTTTCTACAGCAAGACAAAGTGGAGAAGTACGCATTGTATAATTCGGAGGGCTGATTAACTCGGGCCAGTTCTGGTGAGGATTCTTGACCACATAGTTATTAAATGTTAAAGCAGATTCTAGACGTTCATTAAAACTAAGACGCTTTCTATATAGTATACCTCTTGCTACATTATATAGAGGAGGTTCTATATTAAATGAAAACTGTTGATGGTACGGAGTATTCCCCCAAGAATGTACTGGATTTCCTAACATTATTACTTAGACAATAAATTATTGCGTTAAGACTAACACTAATATGTAGGCTAAATTAATGTGGCGTGTAACATATAGAGAACCCGGTATAAAGGATACAGATACATTTACTACATTTGAAGATGCATGGGCCTACTCGTGTATCTTTCCAGAGTCTATGCATGATTATAAATCATGGCGCTACATTGCCAAAAAACAGGTAAAAGAAATGTTTAAAACAGCGTATTCTATTACAATAGCTTGGATTCCAGGAACTGACATAAACATAACTATACGGGCATTAAAAAGTTGAAACCCGGTTGCCCACACTTAACAAATCAGGTTTGCTTAGGAAAGCTACCATGAACTGTACATCTTGTGATCCTATGGCTCAGTGTGATGGCCAGCATTTGTACGTAAGAAGTGCACTGGCACAACTGCTAACAACCAGCAAAAAACTAGATGAAGACTGGATTCCTCTTCTACAGAAAATTGTGAACTGGAGCACACCAGAAGAGTTGGCCACACCTCTCTTGCTAGACCTTGTGAAAGAAGCACAAAAGACACCGCATCGTCTAGCCAAAAAGCTTCTGCACACAATGGTACTTGAGACAGACGGAGGGCTAGCTCACTGCGGACTCTGTGCTCATCGTGATGAACGACAACGAGAACTTCTGGCTGAAATAAAGGCCCTAACAGACGAGGAGTTGGACGATCTCGACAAGTAGGCAGACAAAACAAAAACAAAAATACAAAACAAAAATACTAAAACAAAAAACAACAATTATTTTGGTGAACATCTTTACGGACCTTTTTATTCCTGCTCCTCCTGTTTCTGCAACGGAGTCTTTAGTGTCTCTACCTGTGTCAGAAGCCAGGCAAACCATGCCTCGCGCTCCTCCCATTCAATCAACCGCGTAGGCCAGAAGGTTCCATGTTTGCGCCAGCCATACAGAAACTCTGGATCACTGGGGTCTCGCCCATTGGTCATGTTGAACCTCCAGATTGGAACAATCTCGTCTCTTACAAAGGAGGCATGCGCGGCTTTCCACGCTTGAGGATGCTCTTGAGGAGGCTTTCGAGGGATTATCCACCCTTCATCTTCGCGGGCCCCCCTAGTCCCAGGAACCGGATCGTCCGAATTTTTAGGGTTCCTCTGAACAGTGTACTTCTCTGAGACAATAGTCTCATAGACATCCGCCGGTAGCTCTGCGAGGTCGACGCTGTGAAGCTGAGAAATTTTGGCCCCCATTTCTTAATGAGTCCTATTTACATGTTAAACTGGGTCACCATTTCAACTTTATTGGTTACAAAAAGTACAACTTTAGTTGACGCGTCAACTAAAGAATTACCAAGAGGATCCATGAAAGAAGGAAGGACAAATATGACGAGCCAAAGCTACTTTACCAGTCTGTAATTGAAACATGCGTCTGTCAATATTAGTAAC